TAACTCTTCGGGCGTAAGTTCAGAGTTAATTAACCAATCGGAGCTGCCTATACTATGATAAGTGACTTTGTGTTTCAATTGATCAGGGATTTTAGGGTTAGGGTTACATATCTTTAAACCATTAATTTTAACTTTATGTCCATCTCCCAACATGAATAGCTTATCAGATATAATTTTCTTTTCTTCATTTACTATTAATGTTAAGGAAATACCAAATTCTTCAAAATATTCATCTCTTTCTACAACAGGAATTGTTTTCATCATGCTCCAAATTTTAGCTAGTGAGTGCTTTAGAATCTTATCATCTATGCTGTTTGAAAACTTTGGAAATTTAACACTTATTAAAAATAGCAAAAAATAACAAATTTTAGATATTTTTCCAAATTGATCCTTTAAGTGGTCAATGGCTAGGAACAATATATCTTCCCATAAAAAGGTAGCTGAGAATCGTTCAATAAATCTAGATTTATTTTCCTTCTTTGTGTCATATCTTAAAATTTTGTTTCCTTCTGTATAAGTATGTGAAGGCACAAATCCTGAATAGTCAATATCTTCATCAGAGGTAGAATCATCATTAAATGCCATTGTATCAAAGCCCATTAGCTCCATGTCTGCAAACATACTTTCATCAAAATCACCTGTTAATGCTAGTAATGCATCATCATTCATAACTATATCTCCTCCCCAGTTGGAGAAATCGTCTGATGTAAAACTAGAAAAACTAGTTGGTACTGTTGCTTTTTCAGAAGTTGACTTAGGTAATGAGGCAGGTTTATAAATATTTGTGATGTCAAAATATTGTGTAAATGCATTACTGAAATCAATTTTGTCTATTTTGAGCTTCTTAGGTGCTTCAACTTCTTCTAATACTATTGCAGGCATAATATTGTTTAGATTAAAAGTCTCATTTTTTTGTAAAACAATCTTTTGTAATCTTAGATCATTGATTATATAGTCTAACCTTACCCCTCCTATTGTGAAATCTTTGACATTTTTTATTACACCTGAATCTGCCCAAAAATTTAAAAAACTAAACTTTGCAATAACCCATTCACCCGGCTTAGATATTAAAGTAAGGGTATTTAAATTTACTTCAAACCCAGTTTCTATATTCATTTTGCCGGCTTCTATTCTATTGTGCGTTTTTAAATGCTCATTCAAAATAACTGGATAATAAGTAGCATGTGTTTTTTTATATGTGTCTATACATACAAAATTGAAGTCTCCTGTTTCATCACTAACTAATACTTTTAATTTGTGGAAATTATTTTTGAATTGTGAATGTCTGTAATGAGCTTGGCGAAATTTGTTCATTAAGGCATTGAAGTTT